AACGGAACAACTTTTGGATTCACTATAGCAACAGATGCTTTAATGATGACAAGCACCAACCGATTAGAGTTTGGTGATACAGGAACATATATACATCAATCAGCAGATGGTGTACTTGATCTAGTTTCTGACACAGAAATAGAATTGACAGCAACAACAATCGATATTAATGGTGCGGTTGCAATGAATGGAGCAATGACAGGCGGTACTAATATTACCATATCTGGTGAGTTAGATGCTGCTACGCTTGACATAAGTGGCAACGCTGATATTGATGGCACTTTAGAAGCTGATGCGATTACAGTTGATGGAACAGCTTTAGCAACATTTATTCGTGATACTGTTGGGACAAATATGTTAAGTAGTAATAGCGAAAGCGGTATTACAGTTACTTACGATACAACGAATGACAATATTGACTTTGCAGTAGATGCAGCACAAACAGGAATCACTTCATTACTAGCAGCAGATATTAAAATTGGTGAAGATAATGAAACCAAGATAGATTTTGAAGATGTAAATGAAATACATTTTTATGCTAACAATACAGAGCAAGTGTATGTGGCTGATAATATCTTTGGTCCACAATCTGATAGTGATGTTGATCTTGGAACAACAGGAGTACGTTGGAAAGATGCTTTTGTTGATTCAATTACAGTAACCGGTGAAATTGACGGGGCAAGTTTAGATATAGAAGGTAACGCTGATATTAATGGCACAACTAATTTAGATGCAGTTGACATTGATGGTGCAGTTGATATGGCTACTACGCTTCAAGTCACCGGTGCTGTCACTGCAAGTGGTGGTATGTTGCTTAATGGAACTACGCCAACTTTAACTGTTGGCGATGGTGGTGCTGAAGATGCAAAGATTATTTTTGATGGGAATGCGTTAGACTTTCACATAGGTCTTGATGACTCTGAAGATAAATTAACGATTGGTAAAGCTTCAACTCTTGGAGCAGTCAATACTAAATTTATAACAATAGATGAAAATGGCTTAGTTACATTACCGGATAACCATATGGTAATAAACGCAAGTGGCAACGGAAACAATCTTACCTTGACATCAACTGATGCAGATGCTAATGTTGGACCAAATTTAAGAATGTATCGAAATTCTAGCAGTCCGGCAAATAATGACCAATTAGGTAAAATAGTGTCTGCGGGTCGCAATAACAACTCTCAAGATGTTGTTTATGCTGAATATATTTCACAGATTAAAGATATTACTGATGGCTCTGAAGATGGTAGAGTTGCCATAAACACAATGTCTGCCGGGTCTTTACTTGCTCGATTTGATATTTTACCAACTGAAACTGTTTTTAACGAAGGCGGGGTTGACCTTGATTTTAGAGTAGAATCAACTGGCAATGCTAATATGATATTTGTTGATGCGGCAAATAATAAAGTAGGTATTGGTACAAATAGTCCGGCAGAGATGTTGCACGTTGCAAGTGATGCAAAATTTGATGGAAATATTAAAATTGCTACTAGCGGAAAAGGAATTGACTTTTCAGCGACTTCAGATGGAACTACAATGTCAAGCGAACTCCTTGATGACTATGAAGAAGGATTACACACTACTGCAATTACTGGGACAGATAGTGGAAGTTGGGTATTGGATGCAGCTAATCAAAAACTTGTATATACAAAAATCGGCAGAATGGTTACTGTGTCGGGTAAATTTGAAACTGATAGTGGAAGTGGTGCGGGTACTTTAAAAATAAGTATGCCTTTTACTTGTGCAGATTTAGATGATAGTGCTGAATTGTCTGTTGGTTCAATTACTTTTAATAGATATGGCTCTACTTCAATAGCTACACAAATAACTCCGATTATTACGAGTGGTAATAATTTTATAACTATACAAGTTCATAATACAGGTAATGCTGACGAAACATATATACAAGCTGATAATGTAGATGGTACTTTTGAAGGTCAAATTTGCATATCATATATAGCAGCATAATTTAAGTCTAATTGGATAATTAGAATGGAACAAATAAAACAAACAGGAGTAAAAAATGGCTTTAGAAAAAGTAATAACATACGATTACGAAGTAAGAACTGAATACAAACATATTCAAGAACGGGAAAAAATTGCGATTGTAGAAGATGGTAATGCGTTATCTTATTCATATAAACGCAGAGTTTTAACACCAGATATGGATGTATCTTCAGAGAGTGATGAAATAAAAGGAATGGCAGACACGCTTTGGACAGATGCAGTTAAAGAAGCTTGGGCGGATAAATTAGAAGCAGATTCAGAATAAAAACAAAGGGAGGCGTTATGCCACAAAAACGACTAGAACAGCTAAAAGCGGAAAGTGAACAATTGAATATGAGAATTGCAGAAGTCAATTTTTTAATTCAAGGTTACGAGGCCGCAGCTAAAAAAGAAGAAGAAAAAAAAGAAGACAAGAAAGAATCTAAAAAGTGAATAAACCACAAATCGATGAATATCGTTTAGACCTTGTAGATAGATTGGCTCGTATTGAATCAACGATGCAGTCAATCCATAAAGAAGCCAGAGACACTAAGCTATCAGTACAAATGCAGAATGGACGAGTAAGAAAGCTAGAAGGTGGAATGGCAACAATACAAGGGATAGGATCGGTATTAAGTGTCGTATTTGGTGGTTTTATTGCATACCTATTTAGGAGGTAATATGAGTGATTGGTTTAGTTGGTCAAACTTGTTTTATTTAGCCGGTATTATGGTTGCTAGTGGAGCGACTTTTATGGGTTTAAGATACAAGAAGTTGATTGATGAAATAAAAGAAGTCTTTAAGGCTTTGCAAGAAGCTTACGAAGATGATGGAAAACTTGACAACGAAGAACGGAAGCAGATAATGAAGGAAGTTCTCGATGTATTGAGTTCACTCTTAAAGATTGCTTGGAAGTGATCAGTCCAACACAAATGAAGTCGCTTATTCAGTCCACTTGTGAAGGGATGGGCGACAAATTTGCAACAGAAGCTGCAATTACTTTAATCCACGAAACGGGTTTAGTTGAATCCAAGTATAAGTATTTGCGACAGTTAGGCGATGGACCGGCAAGAAGTTTCTGGCAGATAGAACCGTTATCGGCAGTTGATAATCTTCAGCATTACTTAAAGCATCGCAAGTCGTTAATGGGCGAATGTGCTATAGTAAGTCTAGTCGATTTAAAGCATTGGCAAAACAACGATGAAAGATTGTGGGCGGATATACTTGAAAAAAATATATCAGCAGCGATTGTGCATTGTCGTTTAAAGTATTGGCGAGTTCCAATGAAGATGCCAAACACATTAGAAGGACGTGCTAAATATTGGAAGAAGTATTATAACACCGAACAAGGCAAAGGCACAGAAGAAAAGTACATAGACACAGTAAAAGAATACTTATGACACTAGGCGATTCTATCCACGTTATAAAAGAAAAAGCTAAAGACATAGACCTTAATACGCTTTGCAAGAATCCAGAAATTTACTTTAATGATCTAATTGCCTTGATTAATATTATAAACGAAATGGAAGAACCAACACCAATTAATTTTAAAGATTTAAAGAATAGGACACATTTAGCGTGAGTACATACGAAGCAACTTATTGTGACACAAACACAGACTTACAATACATAGAACCAAATATTAATAATTATAACTTAAGAAGGGTTATACCTAGCGATTGGACTTCCTCCGGTACAACTGACTTATATTATCTTTATTCTTCGGGCTATGTAACGCAACTATTTAATAACGGTGAAGAAATGACTTCGGTTACAGATACACCAAATGCAAACAAAGAATTTAATTACAATACAAGCACGGGACTATTAAGCTTCTTCTTAGAAGATTCATCTTCATCGCTTTTAAATAGTGCGGTTATAGAAGCGGGACGTGATTGGTTTGACACTAAAACTGAAGCAGTCCGTAAAGCAAGTGACTTTGTACGTAATGTATTACCTGTGCCAATATACCCACGAAAAGGTGTTGGGGTAGCTTCTGCCACGGGTAATAATTACCCAGAAATAGTCGTAAGAAGTACAGCAATAATTGCTTGTGCTGATTTGATTAGACCTTTTGACAAAGACAAAGGCGATGAATTAATGGCTATGGCTATGAATCCAGAAGGCACAGGCTATCTTGATATGATTCGTAAAGGTGAAATTGCTTTATCGCAAGACGAAGGCTTGGCTAAAAATTCCGGTATAATTAGAGAAGTATCAATCAATGCAAATACAACGGGATCAATCATTGATGTACGTGGCAGACCAACAGCCGTATGGGATGTAATAAAAATTATTATTAGTACAGCCGGGACATTTACAAGTGGCTCTGCTTCTGGTGTTAAATATGATACTTTTATTTCAGATGACACAAGTTTAAAAATAGACAAGTCAAGCGATGCGGAAGTTATCGATGGCAACTTTCAAGATGTAGGACACGGAATGCAAGTAAGATTTTCACCGGGTGTTTATACAGCAAATGATGAATGGGAAATGGAAGTATCTGGCGAGTTAGATTCACGAACTTTAGCAGTCAAACACGCAAACGCTGAAAGAATTTAATGGCTACTACTTTACAATCTTCATTATGGGCAGAAAATCACAAGCTTTGGTCTGCTGAATCAAACGATTGGAACTTTGGCTCAAGTGATACTGACAGCTATGCTAATGTAGTTTATGAAAACGTAATAGAATCATTGCAAGATTTAATAAGAAAAGAATTTAAAATTCCAGTAATTGACGAGCATCGTGGAAATCAATCTATTACTATTGATTTACAAGGAGATACATTAATTCAAATGCTTTCTTCTGGTCAATCTAGGGATTACGAAGTTGATATTGTATATACTTTAATGCGTGGCGGTGGTTTTAAAAATGTTAAAACACAATTAACAAGCACGGCAGAGCATTTAAAAAGATTAATACATAATAATACAAGCTATTCGCCTTCTGGTGTTTATAAATATCACGATGGCAGAATTGAAGAAGTTAATTACGAACAAGACGAAGATGATTTGGATATGTGGAGAGCAAATTTGTCTTTCAATTGTACAGTAACAGAAATTTTTACATAAAAATGATGGTACATCATAAAAATAAAAGGAACAAATAAAAATGGCAAGTTTAGACAAATCAGTCTATTCCGGTAAGCAATTTGAATCGTATATATCTTTGCAGTTAGATGCACTAGGTGTTAATGATGTATCGGGTACGCTGTATAAATTAAGAACACCGACCGTGAATGATATTGATTATTCAGCCGGTTCAACTTTTTCGGATGCAATCCGCTCTGGGCAAAGAGTCCAAAGACCAGATGATCATATTGCTGTATTTAAAGGCGGAACTTTTACGTGGTCATTTAGTGATTACGTAGTAGAAAACGAAGCGGTATTACAACTTTTATTGCAATTAGTAACTGAAGATGCAAGTCCGGCTGTTACTGCTGCAATTACAGGAAATCAAGCAACAGTTGAATACACCGAAGGGGCTACAACAGGACAGTATGCTTGTGTTGTTATATCTTCACCAGATGTAGATCAAGACAGATTAATGTTTTCTTCGATTCTTCAAGATTTAACCTTAAGTATGAATCCAACTGCAAACGGTGGACGACTTACTGCTTCTGGTACGTTTTTTAGTGGCTACCAACCGGTAATCGGAACAGAAGGAACTGCACCAAATGCAACGGCAGCAGATTACGAAGAAGGGTTTTTTGATTGCACAACTACGACTATTGGCGGCGATAATGTTGTGTTGAGTAATTTTGATGTTACAATATCTAATCCGGCAACAAGAGTGGGATATGAAACAGTTAATTCAATTGAAGCTGAACCTTCAGCTTATATGCGGGGCGGAATGATTGAAGTCACCGGTAATGTATCAGCCTTATTAGATAACAATGTTACAGATACAATTGATGATTTTAGAGATGGCACATCTGTTGCAATTGTTGTTGGCGATGGCTCGGCTATTAACTTTAATATTCCGACAGCTAAATACACGGGTTATTCTCATACTGATACTGATAGTGGAGTGTTTATTGATTTGCCGTTTAAAGCAACAGCAGACGGCTCAAACGCTCTAATTACAATAATAGCAACTTAATAAATCGGGAGGCATTATGATTATTAAGATAAATGAAAAAGAGTGGGACGTAATTGATTGTACATACGCACAAAGACGTGAGTTGCATAAGTTAAATGCAAAAGTCTGGTGGGATGGCAAAATGGATGTAGAAGCGTATTACGATGTTTTACAGAAAGTTGGCGATATTGCGGGACTTGGTGAAAATGACTTTAAAGCGATGGGAATGGCACAAGTAGATGAAGTTTTACAAGCAATATTTTTAGAATACTTAGGGATTGAACCGGCAAAAAAAGATTCCGGGGGTTGAGCCTAGCGGTTTGGTGTTGGCACTTTGGGACACCAGAACCACGTGATATATATAGAAGCCTCCCCTATACTGTGGCGAAACTCCCGGTAACTTATGAACACAAACCGGTTAGAATGCAAACGATTGAAGATGTGTGGGCAATAATAGATGAAGTATGTAAAGCAAGTAAAGATTTTACTGATGGGCAGATGCTTTTTTATACTGTGCCGTTCTTTGCAGACTGTAATCTATTGATTGAAAAGTGGATGGTAGATATGATTAACGAATACAGCTACACAACGAAGTTCAATATCACTCTTGGCGAACTTGATAATATTTCTGCTCACCGGCTTGACTGTTTCTCAATTATAGATAAAGAAGTAAACTCTTGTATGCAAGAAAAGGCAAAGAAAGATAATGGCTGATAAAAATTTAAACATTAAAGTTAGAGCTAAAGGAACGAAAAAAGCTAAAAAAGAACTTAAAGGTGTTGAAAAAGGAATGGTGGGATTAGGTAAAGCAGCGGGTATGGTCGGGGCTGCTTTTTTTGCTGCAAAAGGTTTAATAAGTGGTTTAGGGGCTGCTATTGAATTATCTGGGAAACAAGAACTTGCAGAGAAAAAACTTGCAACAGCATTAGGTAAAACTTCAAAAGCATTATTATTACAAGCTTCAGCATTGCAACAAGTGTCGATGTTTGGCGATGAAGATATAATTATGATGCAATCTATGTTAGCATCATTTGTTAAAGGCGAAGATGAAATAAAACTTTTAACAAAAGCCACTTTAGATTTAGCTGCGGGTATGGGTTTAGACTTAAAAAGTGCGGGAGATTTAGTTGCTAAAACAATTGGTAGTTCTACAAACGCAATGAGTCGATATGGGATTGAAGTTAAAGGGGCAGTTGGATCAACAGAACGCTTAGAAACATTAACAAATAATGTCGCTACTCTTTTTGGCGGTCAAGCATTAGCACAGTCGCAAACAATGACGGGAAGCATTGAACAGATGAAAAACGCTGTTGGTGATGCTGCTGAAGCGTTAGGCGACTTATTATCTCCAGTAGTGATTACTATTGCTAAAAGTATAAAATTTGCAGCAGAAGCAGTTGAAGGGCTTACAGATAAATTTCGTCTTTTTGGTTCTCAAGTGGAAATTGTTAAAGTTATGACTGATTCTCAAGCAGCAGTCGAAGAATTTAAAAAAACCGTTCAAGAAATGAGTCTTAAAGAATTGGAAGAATTAGGTGAAACTTTATCGACAAAACTACCTCAAGGAATGAGCGTTATTTCTTCACAAGCTCCAGATTTACAATTAGTGTCAGAAAAACTAGGAATTATAGCAGAACAATATAAGAAAACTAGTGAAGTTCAGCTTCATACTGTAGATATAATAAGAAACAAAGAATTACCGGCTTTAGAATTGCAAGAAGTAATATATAAAGAAATAAATAGTTCAAGTAAAAAAGCTGCTGAATTTGCAGCACAAACGGCTTCTTCAATGCTTACTTCAGCAGTAATGGGTGACAATGTAGCTGATGGATTAAAACGAGCAGTAATTCAATTAATGGTTATGGTAGCACAAGCCAAACTATACGATTTCTTTATGACACAAGCCTCTGGGGGACTTAATAAAGTTGGAGCGGGTATTGTTAGTTTTCTTTTTGGTGCATCACCAACACAATCTGCGGGGAGTGCTTCAGCAGCTTCAAATCAAAAGATTACAATAAATCAAAGTTTTGGCGGAATGGGTGTAATAGATCATAACTTTGCAGCAAACAGTATTATACCGGCTATCAATAAAGCGATAAGCACGGGACAAGCGAGGATAAATTAATTGCTAACCTTTGATACAGCTTTAACAAGTGCTTTAGCCAATTCCAATACTACCGCATTTTATGTTCTTAAATTGTATTATAATGATGAATCTGCTTTTATTGGTGTAAGTGATAGACATAGACAAGACGGCACAGATATATATTATGGCATTGTTGCAAGTTTTGGAAACTATACGCAATCATTAGACTTCTTTAATTTTACAACATCAACAGGCAATATGAGTGTTACGCTTATAAATACTGCGAAATCTATTAAAGGCGGTAGATTTTCAGATTTACTTGCTGCTAATAATTTTGCGAATCGTAAGTGGGAATTATTTTTGAATGCCAACAACACAACTACATTAGACACGGCTGCAAGAATGATTGCTTCTGGTGTTATCTCTGGTGAAATATCTTATGATGAAAACAATACAACGCTTACATTATTAGATAATTCTTCAAAGTATCATAAAAGAATACCGTCAAATACAGTTGATTCTTCTACCTATACAAATGCACCAACTAAAAACATTGGGAAACCTATCCCGATTGCGTACGGAGACTTTTATGAAAAAGGAGATGTTGGAACAATTCCGACTTCGCATTTTGATAAATATTATAATTTTTATAAAAGTGCTTTCCCGGCTATTGTCACGGATGCTTGGGACGTACAAGAAGCGGGAACACTTGCAAAAGCTGATACACAAGCAGTTAATACAATGGATGCTGAAAATGTTTATTTTTATAAAGACGGATTTTATCCAACGCTTACGGGGACTAACGTAATTACTGCAAATCCAACATTAGAATACAAAGGAAGTACCGCTTCTCTTTATCTTCCTATTAGCACATCAAACCTTGCAGCGGCTTCGGGAAGTGGCAACAGTTCAGTATCTGATCAAGAAAGAATTAGCGATGGGGATTTTTCAGATGTTGCAACTTGGGTTGCAAATGGAGCTACTACAGGCAATTCTACTGCAACAATGACTTATGCTCTGCCGAAAGTAAATAAATTAGGCACATTCACAGGATTGTTGGCTTTAGTCCAATGGGGAACGGTTACCGATTTAGATGATGAAAATAATGAATCTTTTAGATTTACGGTAGGTTCGGCAAATATTGATATGGATAATATCACCTCAGATTCCGAAACTACTGAAAATATTGCTTCACTTTATAGTGGTAAAACAGCAACTTGGGATTTTGAAGGCGATTTAAAATTTACTTTAATATCAACAGATGCAAATGAATCTGCACAAATATATCAATCTGCTGCAATTGTTAATTTTACAATTGAAGGGATTGATTCACACAGCATTGAAGAAGAATACGAGCAGTTAGTGCCTAGACACTTAGGATTAAATAAAGATAAAGTCTATAGTGGTGGCGAAGCTTATGTCACACAATACAGAACAAAAACCAACTTGACACCTTCAGAAATTGATTATGTATATTATTCTGGCAAGGGTAGGCAATACGGAGCATACATTGATGCAGATTCAAGGAATCAAGGATATAACGCAAATGCTTTGATTGAAAACCCTATATTTATTATAGAAAGTATTTTACGATCTGAATTAGGTCCTATATATACCGGCTCTGGAACAAGCACAACTTCAAATAAATTAGTTGATTCAAACGCTGCTTTTTTAACTTCAGTTGTAGGACAAACTTTATACAACATCAAAGACAAAACGACTGCAATGGTTACTGCTAGAGACAGCGGAACAACTTTAAGTATTAGTGCGAACATTATGGCAAGTGGAGAAGGCTATGTTATTGGTGGACTAACTTCAGATGAAATTGATCACGCTACTTTTGACACTTCTGGAAATACAACCAATGGATTTTTAAAAGATATATATGAAGATGCTATTGCAGATATTAAGTTTGCATTTTCTCAATATAAATTTATTGATTCAAAAGATATGCTTGAAAGACTTGGGAGACTGTGTTTTTCATACGTATTTATTGGTGGAGATGGTAAATTTAAAATAAAAACATTAAGAAGAACTGACGACTATTCAGCTTCTGATCAAACAATTGATTATAATGATATGAC